TCTCCACTAGATACTCCTCTTATAGTTCCATCTGTTAATGCACCATCAAATGTAACTAATTTGTCATCAACGTAAACTTCATCTATTGCAGTTATTCCTGCACCACCACCTTCGCATAATACTCCAGCTACATAAAGATATTGATTATCAGCACCAGAACTTTCAACAAATACTCTAGTTAATCCTACTTGTCTTTTTCCATAAACAATAGGAATAGGATTGTTGTTAGAATCTTTATTTACTAATGTTCCTTTAGCTTCGTCTTGCGAATTAAATCTTGGTGCTTTTGGTTTAGGTGCAATTAAATAACTGATTGCTGTTGTGATGATAGTAGTTATAATCGCTGTAATAATTGGGGGACTCATATATGAAACTCTCTTTTAAATTTTTCTGATCTTCTATAAATGTTAAACTTATCATCTGCTCTAATCCACTTAACAGATTCATTAACTTCAATCTTATCTCTAAAGTAATCTTTAACCCATCTCATAATTTCTTTTGCATGGCTTTTTGCAAGTATTTGCATAACCCAAATATTATTTCCACAATTCCATTCATTATCTTTTAGTCTTAAAGATAGTTTAAATCTTTGTTCAACATTATCGCTTAGGTAAGCCCAATTAGTAAAACCAACATCTTGATTTCCTACTCTATGAATTTGGTACTGATCTAAGTTAACTGATGGAGTTATCATTTTAGTTAATTCTTTGTATGTAAATTTATCATATTGTTTAAACTGTCTATAAAGATGTATAATTCTATACAAATCATTCATTAAGCTGAACCCCACTTAATCTTTTGTGCTGTCTTACTTGCAAACTCCATACCTTTGTCATTAGGGAAATACAATTTTTGTGAGTTCTCAGCAGTTCTTCTTCCTGAAGTCTTTTCAAAATCTGCCCAATGAGAAGTTATAATTACATTGATTGAAGATGTAGTAGCATTTTCTTCAAGAGCAAAGTTAGATATTCTTCCATCAAATAAAAGAAATGGGTCAGCTATTAGTGCCTGACTATCATTTAAGAAACCTCTATAAACTTTTGCAGGTTTGTTCATGTAGTTGTTGTTTAGTAATAAAGAAATTATTGTTGTATCTGCACCTGAGAATTTAAGTGTTAATGAGTTTACTGCAACATCAGCAGTTTCTTGAACTTCAGAACTACCTAAGAATAATGATGAAGCTGTATAAGTGTTTCCATCAAAGCTTAAATCTTTATAATGATCTGTGTAATATGTTCCTGTGCTAACTCCTAGATAAACAAGTTCTACTGGATTAAGTTTGTTAGTGGCTAGTTCTGCAATTACTCCAGCAGTTAATGATCTTGTCATTACAGTACCTCTATTAAATCAATTTCGTATTGGAAATAGTTTTCTGTACCGATAGTAAATTCTTGAATATCTCCTGTAAGTCCAACTGTAAAATCTACATTGTCATAAATGATTACTGCATTGTCAGCTACGTTTGCTCTTAATGGTGGTTCAAAAGTTAATGTTCCTGCACCAGAACCATTAGATGATACATCAGCTACGCACATATAAACTTTATTCTGTCCAGTAAATCTAAAGAAGTCTCCAGCTTTAAGTACACCAGTTAAATTGTTTCCCATACCATCTATTGAGCATGAAGTAACACCAGCACTAATAGCACCAGCAATAGATATAACTGTACTAGCAGAACCTTGTGCATCATCAATAGTTGGTGGAGTGTATTGGAATGATTCCATTTGTGATCTTTGTTTCATTATGAAAGCAAGTATAGGTGCAAATTGACTTCTAGTCATAACTGGGAATCTAAGTCTTAATCTAAATTTCTGTCCATCAATTTGTCTTGCTTGTCGTCTGCCAGAAGCAGTTGTAGTTACGATAGTGTTCTGATTAGAACTGATTGCTACATCTCTAGGTGCTGGACTTGCTGGGAATGTGCCACTCATATTATGTTAGATTTTCCTTTTTGATTAGCACCTTGATTAACTAAGTTAATTATGGTTGCTCTATTATCAATTAATAATTCTTTAATACCTCTAACATCATTTGCTTGAATATTAAATGTTATATTCATTCCTGTTCCTGCTAGATCGTGGTTAGGCACAATGGTTCCACTTGTATTAGGTACAAATAATTCTCTACCTCGTTCTCCAACTGTTATAGGCATACCACCTCTTACAGAACCACCTTCTGCAAATGGAGAAACAACAGAAGCATCAATAGGAGTCATTCCACCACCACCACCAAATATACTAGCACCTATGTTAAATAATGTGCCTAAAAACCCACCACTATCACCACCCATAGCTTGTCTTTGTGATAGTAAAGCATTTTGTTTGATTATTTCAGCAGTTTGTAATTTTTGAATAGATAATTTTAATCCTTCTCTAATTATAATTTCAATTTGAGTTGCTAATATTCTTACTAAAGCATTTTGCACAGCAGATTTTAAAGCTTCTCCCAAAGACTTTCCTAATATAATAGATTCAGCAATACCTTTTGAAAAATCTTTTATTCCTTGATTAAGAGTTTGTACTACTATGTCAGATGTCTTTTTAAGTTGATCTAAAGATTCTGTGTTAATTCTTCCAAACTTTTCTATAATTTCATCTAATAAACTTACTTGCTTTTCTAAACCAGAATTAGTGTTGTTAATAAGTTCGTTCTTTTGTTGGTTCTTTTCGTTAATAGATTGTGTCTTTAAATCTATTTCATTTAAGAATTCTTTAATAACTCCATAAGCACCTGATTGTTTATCAATTTCTTTTGTGCTTTCTTCAAGTAATCCATAAAAATTAAAAAACTTTTCATTACTAAAATTTTCTATAAACTTTTTTTGTGCAGTTAATAAAGAACCAACTGCTAAAGCTATTAATTTACCACCAGTACCTAATAATAAAAATCCTATAACACCTAACTCTCTTACACCACTTGGTAAAGCATCTAATATTTTTAATAATCCTTCAATTCCACTTGCTACAAATTTAAATATAGGAGTAATAGCATCAATAACTAAACCAGTTCCTAATAATAAACCTTTTATTGCTTTAGTAAGCTGTTCTCCAAATAAGTTTGCAAACTTTTGTAATGTTGCACTATTCTTATCTAGGTTGTCATTTATAACTGATAATCCTGCACTTATAAAATTAAAGAAACCACCTTTATTAATATCGTTTTGGAACTTAACAAATGAGTTAGTAATCTTAGTTAATGTTCCTTGAAATGTATTTGATAAAACATTAGAAGCTTGTGCAAATCTACCACCACTTCCAAACACTCTATTAAATGCTTCTTCAGTAGCAAATGCACTTACATCAGCACCTTTTGAAAACCCTAATAAACTTGCAACACCTTTATCTTGAAATAGTCTTGCTGAGTTAATTCCTTTAGTAAAAGCTTTTGATATTTGTTCAGCAGAAGTTTGAAAATCTAATCCAGTTATTGCAGATACGTTACCAACTATTTGTAAGTTTCTTGCTAGTTCTTCTGAATCTTTTGATACTACTGCTAAATTACCAGCAGATGAAATAATGTCTTGAAATGCAAATGGTGATTTACTTGCAAATGAATTTAATGTTTTAAATGCCTGAGAACCTTTTTCTACTGAACCAAATAAGAATGATAATTTGTTTTCTGTTAATTCAGCTTCGCTTCCTACTTTAGCTAAACCTCTTAAAGCTACTCCACCACCTAGACCAATTAAAGCATTTCTTAAATTAAATATTGAGTTTTTAACTTCTGTAAAAGCTTTTGTAGCATTGTCTATAACATTAAGTTTTATGTTTAGTTGCTGATCTGCCATAGTGTAGTTTTTCTTTTTCTGCCTTCACTTTAAAGTAAGCTATCCAATAATAAAATTCATCTTGTGTCATAAGACAAATTTCTTCCATACTTTTGTTTAATTCCTGACCAAGAGCAAGTATAGAATATAACTCCGTATCAGATCTTACTTTTTTTCAGCTTCCTCGTAAGAAACACCATTCAACATTTCTGTTGATACTCTAGCTATAACATTTGCATCAGCATTATTCAATAATGTTAGCTTGTCATCTAGCTTAAATATTTTATTTCCTTCTGAGTCTTTTGCTTTTAAAACGATTGCATCTACTAATACTCCTAGATCATCATTCTTAGCACCTTTGAATAGGTTTCTTTTTTCACCAA